ATTTTCGTATACTCAAATTACTTGTTTTAAGAGTAGCAGAAGCTTTACGAAGTTGGCTTAGTTCATCATGTGTAAGTGTGAAATGCAAGTCATCGCATTCTAAATTAATATCCTGTGTAGGGACTGTGAGAATGTCTATCTCGGAGAAGTAATATTTGAATGATGTAATACCATCTGTAATATTTACAAACTTCTTATCGTCATCAAATGACAAAGTAGGGTCATCAAACATATTAAGACAAGCTAAGAATTCTCCTAAGTCATATATGCCAAAAGTATACGGCCACTCATATGGTGCTTCAGGTATTATATTTGCCTTTGCCATAAGTGTTTTAGACACAGACATTGTTCGAATAAATCCACCTTCCTCCCCGAGAGCAATATTACTATTGATTGTTTGAAAGTTATTTAATACATCTTTTATTTCATTACTAATTTTCATTTGACTCCTTTATGTCATGCTCATTCATTGCTAATAGTGCATAATGAATAATTTTCATTAGGTCAATTCGATTAGCTCCGTTTTTCTTACCATATCTCGATGCATATTTTAATACATTACCAAGACAAAAATCTAAACCTCGTCCAGAAGATGAGATTAGATCCATACTTTGAATGCCATTTGCAGACGTGTAATGACCTGAATAGGTCTTTTCAACATAGTCTGAAACATCCTTTAGATTCTTTGCTTCATTAAATTTCATATACTATTATTATATCATAGTTTGTTCATAAGTACATACCTTTTTTAAATTTATTTTTAAGCAGCAACCGCATCAGTGATTCTAGCGATTAACTGCTTGTTACCTTTTTTAGTCTTGTTGAACTTTTTAAATTCTCTCTTAAGGTCATTTATTGTCTCTGTCTTTTTAGGTTCAAAAGTATCAGAGTCAAACCTTGCAGACCTGTTAATCTTAATTATGAAATAATCATCATAACCAACACATTTTTTCCAAGCACTAAAACCAAGTTTCCTCCAAGATTTAATTACATCAGGAAAATCTTTATCTTCATTAACGTTTACATAACCTTGTCCGAAAGTAGATGCGTCATATGCAAGGTGGAAACCCATAATAGTTGCACCAGTTAACTCTTTAAGTCTCTCAAGAGTTTCTTTGTAAATCTCACGACCACCGTTACCACGTATCATTTTACCTTCAAAATTAATCATTATTTCACGAGAAGTTTTAACGTCAGTCTTTGAATCTTCAACAACATGAATTCCATCAGGATATCCATCAGTCAAAAACATTATATTTGTATTTTGTATTGCATGCTTATGTGTAAACTTATTAGCTATTTTAGATGCAAGCATTGCAGTCTGAATAAGAGGAGTTGAACCCATACCATCAACAGCGTGAAGGTGATGAGCAGACAAATGATATTTCATACGATTTGAATATGAATGTGCTTTAGCTATAGCGAAAGAAGTATAAGCTGCTTCATCAAAAGTTTTCTTATTCATTTTACCAGAAAACATTTCAACAACTTTAACACCTTCGCAATTCATTTCAGAAGCTTTACCTTCGATCGTACGAATGCCTTTACCTTCTTGTCTCCAGTATGAAGTAGAAGTAAATGAATATGCCTCAAAAGGAATATTCACTTGACGACAGAACATAGCAATAGTGATTGCTTGCGCAGTAACATCTTCTATGATTTCACACATTGAACCAGAAAGGTCAAGGAACATTATAATTCCATGTGACTTTGCTTGTGCCAATTGAGTAGTAGTTAAGAAAATATCCTCAGAAGTTCTGTATTGATGTAACTTTAAAGGATCTAATTTTCCAGACTTTGCAGTTAAAGCTCTTGAATATTCAAACGCAGCTTTTTTACGTTCAAAATCTTTCGCCATAAGATTTGCTTGAGTCTTATAAGTCATTTTAGTCTCTGACCAATCTTCCATACAAGCATCGCTTGTATAAGGAGAATATGAATCACGTTCTTCAGCAAGACGTTCATCACGCAATTCTTTAGCATATTCATAAGAGTAAAGGATTTTGTCCATGTTCTCTTCGCTCATGCCGCTTGAATATTCAGGCTGACCATTTCTATCATATTTTCTCTCAGGAGATTTTTCTAAAAGATCTTCTTCACGTTCTCTTTGAGTATCTTCAGTCCAAGTCTCATGACCTTCAGGAGCTACTTCTTTAGTTTTGCCTCCGTCTTTAGATTCTTCTTCTTTGCCATCACCATCAGATTCACCATCACCTTCATCTTCAGATTCACCTTCTTCGTCACCAGACCAAGGAGTTTCACCAGAAGATTCTTCAGGAGATTCATCAGATTCACCAGGCATTCCTGACATATCCATGTCATCTTCTTCTTTTTCTTCTTTGTTCTCTTCTATGAAGTCATAGAATTTTTTACAAATTTTTAAAACGTCATCCCAAGTTTCAACCGCCATAGCTTCATTAACTAAAGGAGTTTCTTCATCTGAGAATTCAACTGGAACATATCCACGACCTTTCGAACTAACGTTAACTCTGTCCATAAGACCAGCTTTGTTAATGTCTCTCTCGTTAGTACCAAATAAATCATCATCAAATAATCTTTTATATCCATTTCTAAAACGACGAACGATTCCAGGATATGTTTCTTGAATTTTACGTTCAATTCGAATATCTTCAACGATATTCAAATAAGCTCTAGGAATTTTTCCAATCTTCTTTTCAGAATCATGCCATCCGTCAGCTGGAGTATAAAGTGCATGACCAACTTCATGACCAACTAAAAGATCATAAACGTCTTTACCTTTGTCTTTCCAAAGAGGAAGACGAAGTACACGATTCTCAACATCGAAGCTAGCTGTAGAATAGTTACCGTGTTGTACAGATAAATTCTCTTTTGCTAAAAGCTTCGCTAAATATTCTTGTGATTGAAGATTAAGTGCCATATTAAGACCAATCCTCTGAGTCTGAAGTACCAATTCCACTTTCATCTTCATAAGTTGGAATACCATCATCATCAGCTTCAGGAGCATTGATAGTAGCATCAACTTTTTCGTAAAGGTCAATAAATGCCTCTTTAGTATCTTCGTCAAAACGATTTACACATAAAGCGATTGCTTTATCACGTTTGTTGAATATTGAGAAAGTTTGAACGATATGGCATAAACGACGAGTTGAAATAACTTCATCAATACCTTCATCATAAAAAGTCTTACGAATAGCATCTGCCCAACCAACTAAAAGTTTAGCAAATTCTTCGTCAACTTTTTCAAACTTTGACATATGTTTCATGACAATTTTTTCCTCAGTCTTCATAGTAGGAAATGTTTGTTCAAGAGTAATTGTGAAACGCTCTAAAAAAGCATCATCAATAATTGTAGCACCTGAGTAACGTCCATCTTCTGAACCTTTACCTTTCGTGTTAGCAGTAGCAATTACGTTAAAACCATCTTTAGGTTCAACAACTTCACCAGTCTTTTTAATAAGAACTGGCTTACCTTCAAGAACACCTTGAAGACACATAATTTTATTAGAACCACGGTCAATTTCGTCAATCATAAGAACCGCGCCAGCTTCCATAGCCTTAATAACTGGACCTTTTTGAAAAACTGTCTCACCTTTGATTAAACGAAAACCACCGATTAAATCATCTTCATCAGTCTCAGGAGAAATCTGAACACGAACATATTCACGATTTAATTTCGCACATGCTTGTTCAATCTGGAAAGTTTTACCATTACCAGATAATCCAGAAACAAAAGTCGGATAGAACATTTTTGATTTAATAACTTTTACTATTTCAGTAAAGTTTCCCCATGGAACAAAAGTAGCATCAAATTCAGGAACAAAGACTTCATCATTTGAAACTGATTCAACACCTTTAACCATTTCAACTTTAACCTTTGAAGGGCGAGCTGATTTTGGCATCATAGATTCTAAGTTATATACACCGCGTCTGACCGTAGGGCAGTTGTTTGTATATCTAATATTTACATAGGCAGATCTTGGATTTTCTCCAATGTCCTCAGCAGCTTTTTTAATCATAGCCGCGCTAAATTCTACTTTTTTAGGGTAGTCACTCATTAATTTTTCAATTGTTGCATTCATAGTATAGTTTGTTTTTTCCTTTTTTTATTTTATATGGATCATTATATCATAGTTTGACCCGCTTGTGTGGAAAGTTACTGGTCCAGACGCGGCGAGTTAGTGTGCCAGAGAATGTATTGCTGGCGTTGATGTTGCGGGGTGCGGTACCCCGATAGAGTAGTTCAAGATATTTCAGTATTAAATTTATGTTGTAATAATTGATTATATGAAGCGAAAAAACAATTATTTGATTTAGTATTTGTTATTAAATGTTTATGGTTTTTATTAGTTAATTTTAAATAAGATAATAATTTTATAAGTGAATTAAATTTAATTTCGAATGTTGAGTTTAAATTATATGTTTGTAGTATGTACATGAGATCCTTTTTTATTTAACAAGGTATATTATATCATGATTTGCGGCGCTTGTGTAACTATTTTTGAAAATAGTAAGATTTTTCTACAGAACTAACCTTTTGTAGAATATTTTTCTATGAAATCTCGCTGAAATTATTGCGCTTCGTAAACACCAGTTTGTCTTTTAATTTCCCTTCAAGCATATCTGGTTTGTGAGAAATAATAAATGTGTTTGTACCGTCTTCCAGTGTCAATAAGATCTTCATTAGATTATCCACACCTTCCTCATCAAGAGATGAATCAAATGTTTCGTCAAGGAGTAACAGATTTGTATTGGTTGAATTCTTCATCTTAGCTATCTGTCTCCATGCAAATAGTAGACTTAAATCAATACGCATCTTCT